ACCTCCCTTGCCGCAGGATCGGCGATCCACGTTCCCGATACGATGGTGCAGCCATCCCTTGAGGAAGGGCCGCATCCTGGGGTTTGCGGCAGCCAGCCGGCGATATTCCGCCGCTTGCCGGCCATCGAGCGCGTCGAGGGTCGCGATGCAGGCGGGGGCGACGCCGAGCTTTGCCTGGAGCAGGCGATAGGCCGCCACGTCGGCGGGTCCCAACGCCGCCGTGCTATCGGGGAGGGGCCCTCCGCCAAGCACAGTCATCGTCTGCCGGTACCAGCGATTGGGTCGCCGCGGTCCCATATTGACCGCGGTATCGATCAACTCGCTTGCAACCGCCGGTTCGATCTCCACCAGCGGCATATAGCCGGGGGCGGCGATATAGCTGCCCACATAGACGGCATCGGCGCAAACGGCCGCGGGGCCGTCGCAATGCCGCGGGAATCGCCGCATGTCGCCGCGATATCCATAGTCGCGGGCGACTTGCTCGGTGACGCCATAGCGCGTCGCGCCGCCCGGATCGCGCTGGTCGTTCACATATCCGCCCTCGACGGCATAGACGCCGGCAAGGATGGCCGCGACGGCCACGGTGATGGCGCTTTTGCTCGCCCGGCCGGCGTACGCCGCGGCGTCGCTTGCGACGAAGCGGTCCACGCTTTCACCCATCGGGCATCGCCTTCTTCTGCGCCACAATCCGCGCAACCATGATGGCGACGAACAGGATGACTGGGATCGAATGGAGCAACGGTGCGGGAAGATAGGTCCGCATATCCGACGGCACGGCGTTCCACGCGGCGGAGAGGACGTCGGGAAACCACTGCGCCAACGCGGTGACTACTGCCCCGAATGCGGCCAGGCGCATGCTCCAGAAACGCCACCACAGACGTGCGTCATCGATCAGGCGGGCGCGGAGCGGCGCCCACCACTTGCGTAGCAGGTTCATTATTTCCTCCACTTGCGGCAGCGCCGCGGACGTCAGGCTTGGTCGTAGGCCTCGGCGATCGCCGCGGTCGCACGGATGAGAGCGTCGCTGGCGAGGATATCGTCGGCGAGCCGGACCAGCTCGTCGAGATCGGGCGCTGGTGCCGGCGGCGGAACGGATCCGCGCAACATCGGCGTGACCTGAGCGATGCCGATCCGCGGCCGCGCAAAGGTCGCATGGATCGGCGACACCGTCATCAGCGCCAGCGCGAAGAGGATGAGCATAGTGCCTGGATCGAACATCAAGGTTGTCCTGTCCTGATTTGGCCGGCTGAGGGGACGAGCACCTCCAGCTTCGCCTCGATCCGCGCGGTCCGCTCATTGATCTTGTCGAGCTTGTCCGCATCGGACTCGCGGCGCGTTTCCAGCGCAGCCAGACGGCGTTCGTGCTCGGCCAACTCATTCATCTTGCCGCCGCCTGCCCAAAGGAAGCCGGCGATCAGGAAGATCGTCGTGACGACGGGAAGCCACGCCAGCCAGGTTGGCGGAGGCTTGGCGGGGGTGGACATGGTGGGGTACTCGCGGTGGGAGGGGGCTGGCAGATGTCTTTGCAGCTTTCGCCGAGGCACGGGAATGTCTAGGGCCGGGCACAATGCCCGACCGCACGCTCATCAGGCCGCTAACCAGCATCCGGTTTTTCGCGGCTATGTTCGTGGTGATGTATCACTCGGGATCGACGTTCATCTCGACCCAGCCACACGTACCCGGCTTAGTGAAATCGTTCCTGTTGAACGGTTATACCGGCGTCACGTTCTTCTTCGTGCTCTCCGGTTTCATCCTGCACCTGAATTACCGGGGTAAGTTGGTCGGACCGGGCTGGGTCAAGAAGTTCGCCACCGCGCGCTTTGCTCGAATCTACCCGGTATTCTTGCTCACGACGCTCATCATGTTCCCGTTTGCGGGAGTGAACTACGACTGGCGCGATGTGCCGCAATTTTTCCTGCTGCACTGGTGGATCACGGCTCCGACGGCCATCCTCGGCATTTGGAATGGTCCGTCTTGGACCATCTCTGTCGAGGCGTTTTTCTACTGCTGTTTTCCGTGGCTAAGCAGGGCCGCAGGGGCTGCGTCCGGTCGTTCGATCTGGATTTTTCTTGCGATCCTGGCCGCCGTCGATTTCGCGACCGGCAGCTCGGCGTTCTTTTCGCTGCACCCCGCCTATTACGATTGGCTCCGCTGGGTTCCGACCCCGGTCGTCCGCCTGCCTGAGTTCATCATAGGCGTGCTGGTAGCAGAATTGCACTTCCGGCGCGAAGGCCGGCCCTTTCCGGTGCCTGCATGGCTCCCGATTGTCGTTCTGATTGCAATTCTCTGCCTATCCCACGAGATGTGGGTTGCTTCGGTCGTCACAATGCTTGCTGCGCTCATGATCGCAGCTATCGCCGAAGATCGCGGGTCGATGATTGCCCGAGCGCTTCAGTGGCGACCGCTCGTCCTACTCGGTGCAGCAAGCTATTCGCTATATCTGCTTCACCAACCAATTCACTTCTATCTTGAGTGGCTTTTGGGCACCGGTAGGTGGCTCGTGCCGCTGCAGTACGTCGCTGTCGTGGCAGCATCGATCGCGGTCTTCAAATATTTCGAAGAGCCGGCGCGCGAGTGGATCCGTGGACGCGTGCGGATGAAGCCCTCGGCTCTTGAGGAAGTTGCCGACAGGCCCCTCTGACAGCACATTTTATTTGCGTACCCCAACTGCGCTGGTAGGCAGTCGCCATGACAATCCCGATATCCGCACGCATCGCCAAATCGCTCGGGTTCATGCGCCACGTGCGCGGCTGGCCGGCAATCGCAACGCGTCTCGCAAAGCACGATGTGGACTTTGAGGCGGGCAGGGGGCGATCACGTTTCGCCGGCAATCTGAACTCGTCCATCGATCGCGAAGCATATCTCTATGGCGCCTACGATTGGCATAAGATCGCGCCGTTCCTCGCCCAGGCCAAGCGTCGCGGGACGATTGCTGATGTCGGCGCCAATATCGGAAATCATGCTCTCGCGTTCGCGAAGCATTTCGACCGGGTCATTTCGTTCGAGCCAAACCCGAACATCTGGCCTTTGATCGAGCGCAACATCGCGATCAACCCGTGGGCAAATATCGAGTTGCACAAGGTCGGCTTAGGCGACCAAGCGGCCGACCTTCCCATCTTCGTCAACGACAACCATGGACTGTCGACCTTCCTGCCCGGCGAACTGGACAACCCCCGGTCATTGAACACCCACATCGCGATCGGCGATGAAAAGCTCGACGGCGTCGCGATCGACGCCGTCAAGATCGACGTCCAGGGATTTGAGCCGAACGTGCTGCGCGGCCTTCATAATACAATCAAAGCCAACCGCCCGCTCATCTGGGTAGAGATCAGTGAAACCACACTGCACACCCCTACACGGTCGGCGCTAGCAGATCTGATTCCAGTGGGTTTTCGCCTAAAGCGCTTTACCAGCAGGAAGGGCGCTTTCCTCAATCGCACTGAGCTGATCGATCATGCTGATGAGCAACTGCCGATCGCGGATTATCTCATCATCCCTGATGGGTACGCGTGACTCTCGCCGGTCGTCACAAAGTCGCGCTTACGTCGGCGAGAAGGTCGCGCCAGTAAAGGAAGGCGTCGTCCATATCGGTGCTGGAAAGCGCCTTGGTGTAGATCGCGATCCCGGCAATGCGCGCGGAAGGCGTCGCGTTGTTGTAATAGTGCGTCCGCAACTTCTTCGTCGTGCTGCCGACAGGATTAGCGGTTCGGGCGCCGGCGGCAGCAGATGCGACGCGGGCGGGTCCGGACCGCTGAATAAATCCTTGGCCGCTCGTCGTCGTGAATTCCGACACGCCCATCGTCCAAGTGGTAGATCCGTTGGCGAAGCCGGACGATGTCGTCACGTTGACGACGGCGGAAGCGGAGTCCCGACCGAAAGTCTGTATTTCTCCAGAACCATTGACGAGCATTCCCATCGAACCGCCGGTGACGTCGTCAGAGATGAGCCCTTGATTGACCGGAGCCTGATAAATGGCGAGCAGCGTGACCGCGCTGCCGACGTTGAAGATATCGCGCGCAAGTCCGGCGGTTTCGAAGAAGCGCGTATAGGCGCGCATGGTCCCCGACCCGTTCGTGGCGCCCGCGACAAGATTATAGGTGCCCGCGCCACCGGTGCCCGTCCCTAGCGACGCGATGACGCCCTGAGTTCCGCCGACAGTCGTCGCCAGCTCGATCGTCATACCGACCGCCAAGGGATCGCCAGAGACTGTGCCCGTGACGGTCAGCAAACTGCCGCCGCTGATCGTCCCCGTAAAACTCGTAGCCTGCGGTCCACCCAGCAAGCCGAACGTATTGGGCGCTCCAATCAAGCGCCCATCGTTTGCGCCGGTGAACAGGTTTGTCGTTGGCGTGTCCGTGAGGGACGTGCCGAACATGTAGGCCGCATATCCTGCGCCAAACGTAGGACACGAACGCGTGCGGCCGTAGCCCAAGCCCGAAGCATCGATGCCGGAGAAAGGAATTGCTACTCTCATGTCAGGGCGACCTCACAGATGGGGAGCCAACGGTACATTGGCAGGCGCAGATAATAGGGGTCGAAGATCAGCGTGACGTCGGCGCGAGTTTCGCCGATATTCGTCCAACCCTTGGTCGTGTCTCCGGTATAGCCGCACCGGAACTTCCAAGTGTTCGCGGGAGCAGCCGGCGCATCCCACACGATACGGTCGCGCGACACCACGCGCGGATTGCTGAGGGTTTTAGCTACGCCGCCGGAATCGACCGCGGCGACGCCCCAATTGGAAAGGACCGTCGTGTCCGTCGCCGCGATTGCGCCGGCCATCTTGTGGCCTGGACGCACCGGAAAAGTGGCGATGATCTGCGACCCTTGCGCACTGAAGGTCGGGACTAACGGCCCGACGCGGATGCCGTCGAAGAGCAAGCGTTTCAGGTGCCAGCCGAAATAAGCGCCGGCGTGCTTTGATCCTTCGCCATGCAGATGCACATCGGTCGGATTGTTCCGCACTGCGTACTGGATGCATGCCAACAAGAACTCGGGATGATCGATCGCGAGTTGAACCTGATCCAGCGCGACGTGCGGGATGGGTGCGCTAAAGCTCGGACTCGTATGCGTTGCGACTTGGCCGAGCAGCAAGGGAAGACGAAAGCTTCCGCCGACAATCAGCCGAGCCTTGGCTTGGCGCTGCGCCTGGACCTTTTGCGCGCGGGTATAGAACCACTTCTCGTTTCCGATCGGGTAGTTCGAGGCATCGTTAGCGTTGTCGTTGGTGCCGATCATCAGCATCTGTGCTGCCGGAGCATATGACTTGCCTAGCCCCGCATAGAGAGCCTGCGCCTGGCCCATGCTGGCGTAGACGCGTTGGGCCGTCAGACCCGTCAGCGTCTCGTCTTCGGTGATGATGCTTGAGCCGTTTCGGCCATCATCCGCCAACAGGAATTTCATGCCGGCGCCAGTGAAATCGATGCCGTCCTCGTCTTTGAGCAGTTGGACGATCATCTGAGCGCAGCCCGACAGGGGCGTTTCGCCGTGGCTGGTCCAGTCGTCTGCATCAACGCCATAGATCGCTTCGAAGGCTGGCGTGAGCGCCGCCCGGTTCGCGATTAGGTCGGGGTCCGACGAGCTGGAAATGTCGCTGATGTCGTCCGGAACTATGCTCGACTTTACTAAGCCCGCGTTGCCGAACACGTCAGAATAGGTGCTGGGCGTCGTCGAGTAGAGCGGCGCCGACCCATGGCCGAGTGACAGGCTTTCGCCGGACATATGAAGGCCGATCCGCTCGGCGATGACCCTCATGTCGGCGATGGTGGGGTCCGGCGCACCGCGCAACGCCGCGTTGATATTACGCGATTGAGCATTGATCGTGGCGTGCTGGATCACCGTCGGTGTCACCCGGAGCCAGTTATAATTATTGGAGTCGGTCAGAGCCCAAACGGCAGGGCCTTGTACGTTGTTGAGGGGTAGTTTGGCGGCATATGCCTCGAGTGCCACTGCGCGCGACTTGAGCAAGTCGATCGCGGCATGCTTGATGTCGGTAAGCGTAACATTGAGCCAGCGATAGCCGCTAGCGTCCGTGAGCGAAAATCCGGTCGGGCCCTTGAACAGCCACCCGATCGACGCGGCGCTCGCGGCAGCAGCAGCCGCGGACGCCGCTGCGGAAGTCGCGGCTGAGATCGCCTGACGAATAGCCGACGATGCTCCAAGCGCGAGATCGGCCGCCACGATCGCGATATTGCTCGCCGCACCTAGCAACAGGTCGGCCGCGACCGTCGCAATCTTGCTGGCGGCGCCCAGCGCCATGTCGGTCTTGACGGCGATGAAGCCCGGATCGGTCGCAACTGCGGTGACCGAGGCGACCTTGGCGTCGAGTTGAGTGAGGTCATAGAACTGAACGTCATGCACCACCGGCGAGAGGTACGTCCCGTCCGCCGAGGTCCATTGGAGGTCGTAGGCGCCATTAGCGACCGCGAAACCAACTTTGCCGATGATATCCGCCGTCAACGGATTCGAGAGGCCGCCGCCTGCAATATCAAAGGTCGCGGCCAGCGTGGTCGTGCCGGTCAGATAGACATTGACCTTGGCATAGGGGATCGCCGAGCCGGTGTCGTGGCGCGTGGCGAAGAATTCCATATATTGCATGTAGAACCCCCGATAGGGATGAGACGCGGGCTAAGCCGCCGTGCCGGTCATGGTGCCGTTGTTGGTCACAGTAACCGTGTTGCCGTTCTTGCGGACGGCGTAGCCGGCAGCACCGCCAGGTATGCCGCCGGTCGAGGCCGTTCCGGCCGTGGCGAAGTTGCCACCAGCGCCGCCGGCCGGTGACCCGCCTGCGCCGCCGGACGCCCAGTCCTGACCGTCCGTGCCGGTGGTGATGCTGCCGTCGCTGCCCGCGCCGCCTCGGCCGTTGGGTGCGCCGCCGCCACCGCCGCCTTTGCCCAGCTTATATGGCGAAGCCATGAAATCAGAACCGCCGCCGCCGCCGCCGGCCTTGACGGTACCGCCGGAATTGATCGTGATGCCGCCAGTCATCGGAACGCGGACGTAGATCGCGTCGCCGCCCGACAAGCCGGAACCACCCCCGGAACCGCCGTCGCCGCCGCCGCCATAGACGATGCCGCCGCTCTGCACGACCAGCGTCAGTGCGATCGCATAGGACGCGGTCGGCCAGCTTCCGGTGTCGATGCCGATGCCGCCGCTCGCCAGTCCGGTGACGTTGACTCCATTGGGGACATTGAACGTCACCGTGGCATCCGAATTGCCGGTGTAGCCGGCTGCGTCGGCCAGCGAGCGCAGGTTGACCGCCGATCCCGACGGCACGCTGATCGTCGCGCTGAATGCTCCCGGCGGCACTGCAGGGGCTCCCGCACTGCCGGGCGCGGCGAGCACGTCCCAATAGGCATTGGCCTGGCCGGTGCCGGTCGGCACGCGGCCGCTGAAGTTATCCTGCGTCGCGACATAGCTGCCGCCGCCATAGGCGACGCTGTTGTTCAGGAAATAGGTCGCGCCATTGTCGTAATCGCCGCGCGGCGTCAGGCCGGACAGCGATTGCGGCGCCGTCCAGATGCCCAACACCGTTCCGCTCGCGGTCTTGAGTGCCGTGCTCGACCAGATCGTCGCCACGCCGGCCGGTACGCCGTCATACCAGCCGGGGGGATTATCCCCGCTCGGCGTCGGGGGCTGCGCATAGGAACGCATGAACTTGATGTCGCGATAGGCGGCGCGTGCCGGCGCCGAGCCGATCGCGATCGAATAAGCGGTCGCGCTCGCCAGATCCTCGAGCCCACGGCCATAGACGTTGAACGAGGGCAGCTTGACGTAGATCGTGTCGCCGACATTGCTGGCGTCATAGCCGAACTTGAAGATCGCATCGTCGATGCGGGCGAAACTGGTCCCGCTGGCATGCGCGCCGGACCCCGTACCGCGTTGGCCGCGACGGAGCTGGCTCAGCGTGTAGCGATTGGCGGCGGTCAGGGTCGCCGTCTGATAAGACAGCACCTCGTCCCCGACCATGCACAAGGTGGCCCCGGCGTCGCGGTCGGATATGCCGACGCTGTCGAGCTGTCCCAGGCTGGTCGACAGATCGACCGCCAGCATGTTCGTCATATCCGGGTCGGCGCCCGCCGCCAGCGCCGCCGTCAGCGTGCCGTAGCGCGCAGGGCCATCGATCGTGCCGACCATCGCATAGTTGCTGTTGTCGGTGCTGATCCAGACCTGACAACCGCCCCAGTTGGGCGATGTCGATGCTGCCGCCACCCAAACTTCCGCGTCGAGCCCCGCGAGGCTCGCCGGCGCGATGAACAGCCAGGGCGCCGACACCGACCCCGGCGCGATGTCGCTGTTCGGCTTGTATCCGCCCGAACCGGAGTGCGAGGCATAGAGCGCCGCCGACGCGACCCCGATGGGAACGCCTTCGGCCGTAATTGCTAGCAACCCGTCGGCATCTTCCCCGATCTCGGTGATCCGGACCAGGGCGCGGTCGAGCAGCAATGAATCGGTGGTCGTCGTCAGCGTGACGAGATCGGTCGGCTCGAGCAACGCGAAGTTCCACGGCAGCTTGAACGTGTATTTCTCGCGCGTGTAGAGGACCCGCTGCCCATAAAGCTGCACCGCCTTGCGCGCGATGTCCGCATCGCAAATGCAATGGACGGTTGTCGGATCCTGCTTCCGCCGCCCGAATGTGACGATATTGTCCAGATCCTGCGCCGTCGCGATGCCGACATTATATTGCTGGCTGCGGTCCAGGAATTCGAACTGGACGATGTTATAGGCGTCGGACTGGTCGACGATCTCTATCGACACGGCGTTGCCGCTGTCGTCGACGATCAGATCGTCCTCGGTCAGGTCATAGGCCGGCGCAAGGTTCGGATTCCAGCTGACGCCATTGCCGGATGCCGGCGCGTCGCCATAGGGCCGGATCTTGAGCATGCCCTCGGACCAGAAGGCGGCCGAGTTCGTCGCGGTCAGCCATTCTTCCAGAGCCGACGCCGCGGCCGACTGCGATTCGAGCACGGGAGACAACAGCAAGTTGTTGGCCCGGCAATAGAGTGAATAGTCGGACAGGTCGCCGATCAGGCCAGAGCCCCACATCGGTACGCCGTAATCTGGGTTGGTCAGGAAATCGGTGATGATGTCCTTGGGATCGGCATCGCCGTTGGCCGCGCCGCTCAACTGCACGCCGAAGTCGATTTCGAAACTGTGGTTCGACAGCGTCGCGCTGTCGGCCAGGTCGTAATCCTGGGCATAGACATAGGCGATCCCGCTATAGGGGATCGCCTGCGCCGGGACTTTGGAGGTCAGGTAGCTCCACACCGGTTGCGTTGGCGTGCCGGTCGCCAGGCTCAACCCGGCCGCCGACAGCGACGTCAGCACCGCCGTGTCCTTGTAGGTCGTGCGAATGCCCCGGATGCCGCCGGCACCGCCCTCGCAAATGCCCATCATGATCGACGCGGTGTAGGTATAGGTCGTGTTCTTCGACCCACCGCCCAGGCCCTTGCCGCCGCCAGTCCTGGTCGTGTGCGCGATCGCGGTGAAGGCGCCGTACCACATCAGATTACACTTCATCCGGCCGCGTCCCCAGCCCAGCGAGATCGGCAGGCCAAGGGTCGAGGATTGCACCTGCAGCCCATTGAGCTTCGGCGACGTGGTCGAGGTGGTCTTGCCGCCCATCATTGATCCTCGAACAGGGTGAAGAACTTGACCGGCCGGGAGCGCAGCTCCTCGTCGCGGTCGGCGTTTCCGCGCACCACGCCGCCACCGCGGATCACGGCGTGCAGCACTTCGGGCAGGTCGATGACGATCGCCGCATGCGAATAGCAGCGACCATATTTCCAGATCGCGAGATCCCCGGGTCCGACCAAGTCGCGCGCTATCTCGCGCGCGAACCGCGTGACCCAGCCGAGGAACTGCTCCTCGTCGCGATGCAGCATCCATTGCGGCGAGTAATCGGGCTCGATCCGCGGGATCAGCCCCACCGCTTCATAGACCGCCGCCGGCAGCATCGCGCAGTCCGCGCCGACGCCACGTAACCGCGCCCGGTGGTGATACGGCGTTCCTTCCCAGCCGAGTGCCTCGCGCACTACCTCCTCGCGTGTCATCCGAACGCGGTCTCCGGCACCGGGACATAGGGGGTCGCCTTGAACCGCCCGAGATTGTTGAAGCGGACCGAACACCGGCTCTGCGTCAGGTCGCACCCCGGATAGGCGGTAAACGTGTTGCCCGCGACCGGCAGTGCAGGGAGGGGCGAGACGAGCTGGAACAGGCCCGCCCCATCGTTCGACATGATCGTCGCCGAGATCCCGGTGTTCGGCCCGGACGTGAAGACGATGCGCCCCTGCGCGAAGTCGTTGGCGGCCGGCGTCAGATTGGTATCGAAGACCGTGCGCGTCGGGACCGGCGACGCGCCGACCATGCCCGTCACGGCGAAGGTCGCCGGATCGAGCGCGCAGCCGGCGTCATAGACCGCATGGAGGCAGGCCGCCTGATAGAGGTTGGCTGGCATGTTGGCGTTGAGAAGGACGGTCCAGGACGACACCGTGATCGTCGCGCCGTCGCCGGTCATCGCGCTGATCGCCGTGACGCGCCCGGAAAACCTCAGCACCGTGCCGACCACCGGCAGGCTCCAGTCGGTCAGGAAGGCACGATCCAGCCGGACGTTCGCCCCATCGAAGCCATGCCCCCGGATGAACGGAATGATCGGAACCCCATTGATCAAGTCGTCCGGACTAGCCGTGATCGCCATATCGACGGTGGTGACATCGAGCCCGATCTTCTCGCTGATGTCCTGCCGCTCGATCATCGGGCCAAGCGCATAGGTGTGGCCACCCGACACGATCGGCACGTCACCGCCCGACCATCTGAGGACGGCACCACCGACCAGCGTGATCGTCCACAGATCGACCATCTGAAAGTCCGCGCCGCTGTTGAGCAACGCGATCAACGCAGGCGAGGCAGCTTTCATCGTCAGCCCTTGGTCGTGGTGAAGGAGAGCCCGTCCTGCGACCACAGGCTCTGCATCATCTGGTTGAGCTCGAGCGCGTCGTCGTCGAAGCGGCACACGAACAGGAAGCGCCCGGTCCAGGTCAGCACCTGGCCGGCGGCGGGCGGACTGGCGAAGGTGATCGATCCGCGCGGTCCAATAGTGAAGCTCGCGACGGGGCTGGCGTCGGCGAACACGGTCGGCGTTCCGAGCACGCTGCCGACCGGCTCGGTGAAGGTCGCGCTGCCGAACGCCAGGCTCCGGCTGAGCTGGAAAGATGTCGTGATTCCGTCGCCGACGCCGAACCGCTGGCCGGCGACTGTGTTGTCGCCGGGATCGAAGAAAAAGAATTCCTGATATTGCCCGGCGTGCAGCAGGAAGAACGCGGCCAGGCGTTCGAGGTCGGGCGTGGCCGGAAGGTCGCGCAGCACCTCGTACGATACCTTGAACTGCCAGCGCGGATACGACCAGCTCTTGCGCCGCCGCTCGCGGCCGGACGACGCCGTCGCGATCTTCGTCGACCATGTCGGCGTCTTCGCGACCAGGAAGGATTGCCCGATCAGCGTCGGGAACACGTCCGGGTCGTCGATCGACGGATCGGCCGTGACGAGCCAGCGTGCCGGCAGATAGAGCGTGGGCAATCTCGTCTCCAATCGAATGAGCTGCGCGTACGGTGAATGTGCCCGGCGCAAGAGTGTCGCCGTTGCTCTGGCGAGCGCGATCGCATCCGAATTGGAGCTATCGGTCGGCCGGCCACCTTGTGCGGCCATCGCAGGATGCTAGCTTGGCGGCCAACAATTCAGCTGTGGTTTCAAGGATGTGCGCAATGACGTCCGTGTTTTCGATATTGACGGCGGCCGTCTGGCTGGCGCACTGAGAATGAAAAGGGGGAAGTATTTCAATGGCTCTGATTTCATGTCCGCAATGCCATGCCACGACACCGCGTGCGGGGTTCGGATTCCTAAAGATCCTGGTGGCGATCCTGTTCTTTCCGATCGGCCTGCTAATCCTGCTGACCGGCCGCAAGCCGACGGCTTGCCGCCAATGCAATTTCCTTTTCACGACCTGACCGAGTCCGCTTGCCGGGCGTTTCGAAAGGCTGCCCATCGTTTCGGCGCTGCAAGCAAGTCCCGATTCCGACTAATTCAGCGAGGGTCAGGCACCGCTGGCACGAAGGTCGGGTTCGCATCGAAATGCGCGGCGGGAAGAGTCCTGCTGCGGTACGCTGTGGCATTGTTGGCAATGCTGGCGGTCGGGACGGCTTCGCCCGCGCTGGCCCGCAAAGAGGACAAGAAGACCGACCCGATAGCAGTGATCAAGGCGCGGATCGCGCAATTGCGTGTCGACCCGCAAGGCAGGAAGTGTCTCGGTGCCGATGCCGTTACGTGCCTTGCCAGCCTCAGTCTTGGCGTTCCGCCTACGGCGGAATTAGGCGGGTCTTTCGAGCTACCGGCACCGGCCGGTCGCGACATCTATGGTCGCGCTGTTTCGGCAACGATGAGCTTTCGGATTAGGTTCAATGCCACGAACAGCGATCTTGTCGATGATGACGATGTCTACGCCCACATCGATCTCGGTGACGGCGCACATGTCGACAATATATATTTCTCGCTCAACGAAAGTCCGCTCTTCGCCCATACCGAGAGAGACTGGGATGCAACCCGCGTTTTCGAGCTAGCCACGGCTGTGCTGGGCTCGGCCTGTGTGGGGACCGATCGGATTGCCTTCTACCGGCGCTATGACGCGATACAGCGGCAATCCAGCACGGATTACGTCGACCGCGGCCGCGACGCTTTCCGTTACGCGCTACTCACCGGCAATATGAAGATCTGCGGCGTGACCATGTCCGTCGCATCGAGCAGCCAATATTCCCGGTCGATGGGAAACGGGAGCTCGCTCAGGTTCACTTTATGACGCCATCGAGCCTGCTTCAGGCGCGTCTACGTCCATCCTCAACCCGGTAGCGAAAAGCCCAGCTTACCCTCGCGGTGCGCCATCTTCATGGCCTTGGCGAAGGCGTTGCGATTGGCGATGATCTGGCTTTCGCTCAGGCCGCGCGCGCTGTGGTCGTGATAATGATATCCGCCGCCTACCGATCGCGAGTCATTTGCCGCGGCCGGCGTGTTGCCATTGGCGGCGAACGCTAAACCTGGCGACGGCACCCCAAGGCTGGGCATCGATGCGAACAGCCCCATCACGTTACGCCACCCACCGGCCTGGTCCGCTGGAATGACCGTCTCGCCTTTGTGAAGCATGGCAATGCCATCGCCGCTGAGATCGTAGGCTCCGACGTTCAGTGCCGCCATCGTCCCATAGGAAAGGGCTGCGGTGGACATCGCCTGGCCGAACGGTATCGCGCTCAGGTTCATGGGGAAGGGGGCAGCCGCCATCGACGCGGTGCCGCCGGCACCGGCTGCGGCGGCTTCGGCTGTAATCGTATTCTTTTGTTGCACTTTGATCAGGCCGAGCTTTACCGCGAGAGCGGTCATCTCCTTCGACAGCCAGTTTTCGATGATCTTCGCCACGGCATCGCCGATCGCTTGCTGCACGCTTTGCCACATGGATTTGATCGTTGCGCCGAACCCCTGTTGCAGCGTGAGCATCTTACCGATCGCGCTACCCCAGGAAGAGGCAATCTGGCCGATCGCCTGGCGCGTGAGTTGCGTGCGCTGAACTTCGGCCTTTCGTTTCAGTTCGGTGATTTTGTCCTCAGAGGCTTTAACGGCGGCGACGTGTCTCTTTTCCAGCGCGTCCAATGCGGCTTTATCCTTCGCGTACCGCTCTTTTTGGCCGGCGTAAAACGCCTCCTCCGCCCGTTCTCTCTCCTGCACAGCTTCAATTTGGTTCTGCAGCAACTGGCCCTGGGTCTTCACCCCCAGCTGCACCAGATACTCGTCAGAACTCTGGACGGCATCGACGCGTTCCTGCTGCTTCTTTTCAAATTCGTCGATTGCCTTGTCGTCGATCTTGCCGACGTCGCTCGCGGTTTTGCTCGCTGAGTCAACGATCTGTTTGTCGGCTTGGCCAGCGTCCTTCGCCTTTTCACCGATGGGCGTGGTGCCTTTGGCGTCGTTCCGGGTATCGGCGGGTCGGTTCCTCCTTCCACCACCGCCCCGACCGGACGAGCGGTTGTTTCCGGTGCCCGTGTTCCCCGTGTTCCCGCTGTCCGGGGCCGCCACGTGTCCGATCCCCCGCGACGGAGCGACCGGGGCGGGAAGGGCTTCGCCTTTCGCCGCTGCTGCCACGGTCTTCGCCAGGTCGGCATAGGCAGCCTTGATCTGCGCTGCCGTCTCGATCGCGTGTTTTTGGATGCGATCCAGTCCCGACTGCCAGTCTCCCTGAATCGCACCCCAATTCAGCGTAAACACATCGCGCGCGATCGTGCCCATCATGGTCAGTCGGTCGATGAACCCGATGATCAGGCCCTTGATCACCTGGATGACGATCGTGATACCGTCCTGCAGGATTGCCCAGGCATCCTTGAACAGGTTGAGCGCGATTTCCGCCATTTTGGTCGCGTGCGGCGTCTTCACCCCGAAAGCATCGCTGATGTCGCTGACCAGGGCTCCGACGATATCGACGACTGCGTCCCACAGCGCCTGGAAGATTCCAGCCAATGCATTGATCTCGATGCCGACGCGCTCGACCACGCCGACGATCGTCTGAAAGATCACCGCGACCACGCCGCCCGAATTGTAGCTGTCGACACAGGCTTTCACGAGGGCGGTGAAGCCGTCGACGATTTCGGTCAGCACGGGCGCCAGCGCGTCGGTCAGCACATTCCCCATGCCGGTCCAGGCCAGCTGAGCCTCGTTGACGGACTCGCCCAACTTGGTCCCGCGCTTGATCGCCTCGTCATTGACCGCGCCGTAGGATTCGCTCTTCTTTGCCAGGTCGGAAATCGCCGCGCCGCCCTGGTTGAGGAACGGGATCGCCTCGGCGCCGGCCTTGCCCATCAGCTTGATCGCCATCGCGGTCTTTTGCGGACCATCGGCCGTCTTGGCGAACTTGTCGGCGACGGTGGTCAGGATCGTCATCTGATCCGACCCTGCCTTGATATCGATGCCCAGCTTCTTGAAAGCGTCGGGACTCTTGGCGAAATTCTTGTCCAGCGCCGCGGTGCTCTGCGACAGCTTGGTGAAGTCGGTTCCCGTCGCTTTCGCCATGGCCTGCAACAACTGGACCTGGTGGGTCGACATGGTGAGCTGCTTTGAAAGCACGGTGACCTTTTCGGACGATTCCCCCATCGCCACGATCGCCTCGGCCGCCTTTTTGCCGACCTCGTACAGATCGCCGGCGACGCCCGCTGCGCCCTTGATCCCTTCGACCAGTTTGCCGAACCCGCTTTTGCCCTCGCCCGATTTCGCCGCCATCTCCTGCAACGCCGCGCTGTTTTCCTTCAGCGCGCTCGCCATGTCATTCAGACCGCTGACGATCTCCTGCGGTTTCAGTTGGCGAATGCTGGCGCTCAGCATATCCACCGATTGGGCATTGCGCTCGACCGCGCCACGCACGCCGGCAAAGCCCTCGCTCATGCTGTCCGCGGCACCCTGAACGGTGCTTTTCAGCTCGCCCAGACCGCCGCGGACGTCCTGTAGACCCGCCTCGATTCCGGATGTGTCGGCTGTGATCCGGATGGAGACGGTATCGCTCATGACATGTCCTTCAATTTCTGGAGTATGGCCCGGGACGCCGCTGCCGTGTCGCCGCCGGCAACTGGCATCGCGACGTCGGCGGACAGCCGCGCGAGCGTCGGCTGCGCGGGCGAGAGATCGCGCGTCTCCACCGAGCGGCTGTCATCCCTGGCGATCAGATCGACACCCAGCGCGCGAGCGATCGCGACCGCCGCGATATTGAGTGGCGGGCCCGACCGCCGCCAGCTCCGATATTGGGCCTCGACATCGGTCAGCGCCCAATCGCGTTCGAGCGCGGCTTTCGACCCGCCTTCGATTCCGGCAGCGATCAGATCGTGGACGAGCTCGGCAAGATCGCGCTCGAGGCTCCCGGCGGCGCCGCTTCCGTGGGAGCCGTCGCTTCCCCCTTGCGCTTCAGCCCCGATTCCTCGCTCAGGTCGAGGAAAGCAGATTGAAGGCCCACGAATTCGTCCATCGACACGTTCGCCTCCAGATAGTCGGCGGTCAGTGCCGGATCGATCTTGACCAGCCCGATCGAAAGAACGTTGAGCAGGTCCACCGCCGAGTCCATCAAGTCGGACAGCGATCCGCTGCCGTCGGTCTTGCGCTGAATATTGTCGATGAACGGCGCGGCCCGTCGCAGCTCGCCAAGCTTGTAGGGTGCGATCGCGAAATCGCGCCCCAGGATGTGGATGATAGCCATCTTACTGCGCCGACCCCCATTTCAGCACGTTGCCCGACGGATCGGCGAACGCCGAGAAATCGAGTTCCGGGATCATGAAGTCGTCGATCTTGGTCTGCAGCGCGAGCTTGTTCGACACGCAGGCGAACAAGGTCAATGCCAGCCCGTTACCGCCAAGCTGGTTGAAGAAATCGGCGCGGAAGGTGGGCGCCTGCCCCATCTGGATGTTCTGTACGATCGAGGTCTTCGCGACCGTGGACGTCGCGGTGTAGCTGTAGTTGATGAAGACCAGCTTGCCGGTATCGGCGGCTGCGAACAGATACGCCCCGGCGGTGACGCTATACTGCCCTGCGGTGGGGGCGGAGGCGACGCGCGTCATCGGGTTGCCGCTGGCGTCGCGCACGCCCAGGTCGCCGGCCCAGGTTCCGCCGCCCGGCACGGTTGGAGTGATCGTGAACGGTGTCGCCGGAATGGTCGCGCCGGTGACGTCGTTGACGATGCTGTAAAGGTTCGACGTCACCGTCTGGCCGAAGAACAGGCTGTTCATCACCGCGCCGTTGAACTGGCCGTACTTGGCCTTGCCGGTGATCTTCATCTTGCCGCGGCCGACCGCGACCGGAAACTGGTTGGAGCCGTACAGCTCCTTGATATCGCCCTGAATGTCGATCGAGACTTCCTGCGTCACCGCCAGCATCAGGGGAGTGGGGTTGGCAATCGCCGCGCCCGTCGCGTCAAAGGTCGGCGTGCCCCACAGCACCCCGGCACCGAAATTGTACATGGCCATGCCAATTCTCCAATAAAAAAGCCCGCAAGAAGCGGGCATTAGCGCTCATGGTTGAAAGCGGTTGGTAGCTAGATCGCGGTGAAGCCTGCACATGCGATCTGGCGCCGCTCGTCATCGCTCAAGTCGTCGGGCGCGATGAGCACGCCATCCTCCACCGGAAGCTTGCGCTCGGTCGAAAGAGTGATCGCGCTGACATGCGCCGGAGCGGCGAAGCGTAGTGGCGAGGACGCCGATGTCGGATCGTCGACTGCCATCGGGGAATCGGTGTCTGCCGCGGCGGATTGCGATCGTGCCATTGGGTTCTCCAGTTTCGTCAGGGAAGGATGATGGTGATCGGCACGATCAGCATGGCCTGACCGTCCAGGTCGCCATTGTCCTTGTGGATCGTGCCGTCGATGAACGTGCGATAAGCGAGCCCGCCGAGCGTCTGCCGCGCGCCCGGAAGCGCGGGGCGAAACGCGGCCTCGACCGCGTCGAGGATCGCGTTGCTGGTTTCGGCTGGGGTCGCCGACTGGTCCTTGCCGCCGCGATGATAGATGATCCAGCTCGCGCGCAGGCTATGCTTGTCGAGCTGTCCGTCGAGCGAGGTAACCGTCTCGGAGCCTTCGATCTGATACAGCCCGGGTACAGGAGCCTTGTCCCACATCTTCAGCCGACGCGAACGCTCGATGAAGCTCTCTCCGTTGCCCCAACGCAGGTCGCCCAGCGCCAGCAATGCGTCGAACACCTGATTGCGAATGGTCATCCGATCGCCTCCTGAGCGGCGGTGATCGCCGCCGATTTCAGTGCCGCAGCGATTCCGTCGGTCTCGTCATTCAGCGCGCTTGTCAGATAGGGACGCGCCGGGAAACGCGAGCCGGGATGATGGACCACCCGCGCGAAGACGTGCTTGCCGCCCATCGCGAAGGCGAGCGCCTTGGCCTTGTCGGGCACGATGTCGTGTGGCGGCGTGCTGCCACCGTGTTCCAGGATCGCGGCGTAAGGTACCATATCGTTTACGAATACTTCTCCAACGATGCTGCCGCCCTTGGCTTCGATCCCACGCTCGACTGCGCTTGCCAGCCGGCCGGTACGTGCGTTCAGCATCTGGCCGTGAAGCTTGTCGTCCACCACGTGCCGCTGCAGCTCGGCGGTCGCCGCCGCCATCTTGGCTTCGACCGCCGCCGACACTTGCGAGGGCAGACGATCCAGCCCGGCGCTCAGCGCCTCCGCATCCAGTGTCATGCTCATAGTGGCGCCGCCAGCATGTAGTTGCTGAGCCGCGCCAGCACCGCCTGGTGCATCGCCTCGCGGCTGAAGGCGACGGTGGTCGCGCCGGAACTCGCATGGCTGGTCTCGCCGATATGCGTGCGGGCCGAATAGGCTTCGCCGGCCAGCTCGGTAACCGCCAACGTCAAGTCGGCGGGAACCGCGTCATATCCGGCGACATAGGTAACGCGCACGGGCCGATCGTATGGCGTGCGCGATCCGACCAGGATCACACTGCGCCCATCGGTCGCGATGCCCGATGCATTGCCGACCGCATCGACCGCATTGTCGATCCGCGTCTCGCCCCATTCGACCGACGTCACCGACCGGACGGGCCAGTTCCTCAGCAGGAACCGTGACCCGCCGGTACCGCGATAGGTCTCGGTATGTGTCGCCGTCAGGACGGTGCGCTGGATCGTGTTTTCGACAAAGGCCGACACCTGCGTGATCAGATCGCCAAGGAGCGCGTCGTCATTGTCGCTCGAAATGCCGAGCCAACGTTTGACCGCCGACAGAGTGGTGAGATCGCCCAACGCCACGACGTCATCCGCCCACGAAGCTGAAGCCGTGCGCGAGCAGGTCGCCCGCCGCCGCAATCGGCACGGTCACGACACCCTTGGCATCGGCTGCAAAAGATTGTCCGCGCCAATTGCACCCGGTGCCGTCGTCATGACGCATCGCGACGCCATCGACGGGTGCCGTCTTGGGCGCGTGGCGCCGGGAAGGACTGTCGGCCATGCGGCGTCTCCTTTGGGGAAATGAAAATGGCCCCGCCGGTCATCGCGGCGGGGCCAGGGAAGCCCGGGAGCAGGGGAAGGGGTGGGCGCCCGGGAGGGAGGTCAGCCGTTGGCGATATTGGCGATCACGCCCATCGCGAACGGCGCATAGACCGCCAGCGTCTCCTCGACATACACGCCCGACATCTCGGCGCGGGTCGTGATCGGCCAGTCGATCTGATAATAATCGCGGCGCACCTTCATCTCCGCGACATTGGGCACCTCGCTCGACTGGTATTGGACCGGCAGGTCGCCGGCCCAGCCCAGGATCGTCCCCGCTGACACATTGGGGTGCAGGCGGATCGGAATCTTCTTGTTGAGGTACGGGTTGTAATAATATTCGACCACGCCGCCGGCAGTCAGCGCGACTTCACCTGCCTTGGGATCCTGGAAGTAATTGAGCAGCGACGCGGTGCCCGACGCCAACACCTTCTTGGTGATATTCCGCTGCTCCTGGCTGTTCACGTACAGCACGTCGACGGAGCATTGATAATTGTCCCACATCGACTGCATCATCGCGTCGATCTCGCTCACCGATCCCTGGCCCGAGGAGGTAAGGGTGGTGCCGGCGCCCGGCGTGCCGGTGGCGAGGTAATTGACGTACGCGCCCGAACCCGGCTTCAACGCGGTGGTGAGCAGGCCGTCGAATGCGGTCGAGTTGGTCGAGCAATCCGCGCTGACTGCGCTCGCCGCCTGACCGATGCCGGCAAGCGGCTTGGCGAACACGACACTGTTGGTCGAGCTGATCGCCTCGAGCTTCTCATTGCCCGCAATGCCGACGAACCAGGCATAGCCCGCCGCGCCTTGGATCGCGGGAACGCTGCACGACAGCGCCTGGCCGGCGGTAGTCGCCTGGCTTGCGGCCGACGATTTCATCGACGATCCGCCGTTGATCGAGAAGCTCTTGCCATCGGCGCCGGTCACCGATTTCGACGTCGCGACGCCATTCGCCAGCGTGCTGTTGCGCATGCCTTCCATTGTCAGTGCGACGACGATCACCGAATAGGTCACCGATCCCGGCAAGGTCGATCCGGTACCGCCCGCGCTCAACGTCGGAGCGCTCGGCGTGCCGAGCGCCAGCGAGGCATTGCCGAAGATCACGCCCGCCTCTTCCTTCAGCATCGTTTTCTGCAGCAGGCGCTGCGTCATCGACGCCTTGATGTCCTCGAAGGTGCGGCCGGCGGAGATCGCTTCGAACGTCGCCTGGTCTTCCTCGCCCAACGTGCGATACGGCGCCGCGCGATCCGCGGTCGTATAGGCCATCTGCCCGGCGCGCTGGCCTTCGGGCACCCAGGGCGTGTTGTCGAAGCCCGACCCGGTCAGCGCGGTGACGGACTTCCAGTTGGTCGCTGTGCCGCCGCCACCGCCGACACGCGGCAATGATTTGATGATCGGCGTGTTGACCGGATAGAGGTTCTTGGCCGGCGCCTGCAGGTCATAGGCGACCAGCCCGGTGCCGGTCGAAATCGCCTTTTCGACCATGTCGGGGCGTCCGCCCGCCATCAGCATGATCGCGCGCGAGATGTTCTCGTCGGGATTGGAAAGGCTGGTGACGAGCGATTTCTTGATCTCGTCGGGAGTCAGGTTGGTCATTGCTATCCGTCCTTTGGATAGGCGCAAGGAGCGAGGCCCGGGCGCGATGGCGCGGGCGACAGGTCAGGCGGCTGCGCGGGCCGCGTGAACCAGGGTCGGATTGGACAAGGCGATGCGCAGCAGGAACTGGCCGCGCTCCTGCTCGGGCAGGGCGTCGATCACTTTCTTCAGCTCGTCGGCACTGATCGCCGGCGCGCCATTGGCGGAATTGGGCGAGGCGTCCTCGGCCTTGCTCACCGCCCGCAGCGGCCCGGCCACGGTCCGGGGGACGGCGGGCTCGGACTCGACCCGTTCCAACCGCTTGGTCAGATCGCCGATCGTCGCATTCAGCATCGTGATGGTCTCGGCGAAGCGCTTGGCCAGGTCCGCCATCATGGCGTCGCCCAGCACGTCGCCGCGCCGCAGCTTCTCGGTGTCCTCCTCGGGATCGTGAGCAGGCGAGGCAGCCTGCGGGCGAGGACGGCTGGCAACATCCGCCGGCGTCTGGTCCGCGTCGCCGCAATTCTCCTTGCAGCACAGAGCGCCCAGCGCGACGAGGTGATCGTGTGCCGCCTGGACGCGATCGGCGTCGGCTTGGGCTGGCCCGGCGTCATCCGCGCCGGCGTCGTCAGTGTCGTTGCCGGCATCTCCGGTCGCGACACGTTTTACCCGATCTTTGCTATCCGGCGCCGGCTTGGTCCTGGACTTGGGCGGCGGTGCGTTGTCGTCGGCATCGGCAGGTGCCTCGCGATCACGCGGCGCATCGGTATCGTCCGTGTCGGCATCGGTATCGGCCTGCGGGTCGGCGGATTCCGGCTTTGGCCGCGGCTTGGCGGCGGGCTGCGCACCGGGCTCGGGACGGGCAGGCGCCTGCTCGCCGCCCGCCGGTCTGGTTCCGGGCTTCGCGGGCGGTTGCTTGTCCTGGTCGTCCGGCTTGCCGCCGTCAGGATCCGTGGTGGGAGCATCGGCGTCGGCCTCCGCATCCGGGCCGCGATCCTCATCCCGGTCGTCATCGTCGTCGCCCAGATCGCTCGCCAATGCCGCGGCAATCAGCCGTTCGCGTGCCTTGAACAGGAAGTCCTTGTACCGCCGCGAGCCCGCGTCCTCGGCGAGCTCGCGGGCCTTCGCGACCACTTCGTCGCCACTCGGAACATAATCCATATCGGCCTTCCACATGTTGATGACGGCGTCGGGGTTGCAGGGACTGTCGACCAGGCTGATCTCGACCAGCTTCAGCGCGGTGATCACGCTGCGATCGGCGGTGTTGCGTTTCAGCACCTTCCCGCCGATCGAAAAGCCGGCATAGACGCCCGCGCGCACCTTGGTGATTGCCAGCGGATCGACGACATGCGCGCAGATCTGGGTGATGCCGTGATCGTCGACCTCGGCCTCGACCACGCGCCCCGCGGCACTCGGTTCGTGCATCTCGCGCAATGCCGGGAAGCGGCCGTAATCGGGCAGGGCAGCTTTCATCGCCGCGGCGGTGATCGTCTCGCCCTGCTGGTCGCGCGTCTCGGACGAGGCGACGCCCCAGACCTTGATGCTGCCGTCGTCCTGATCCTCGACCTTGGTAATCGCGCCGAACTGGCGAAACCGCGTCATGCGATGGCTATCCTTTCGAAGGGGGGCGTCATCGTGAAAGGCGTCACGGGACTTGATTGCCGGGGATGGCCGTAGGTCGGGCGATCCAGTAAATGATGCGCATGATGAGACGCACATTGCTCGCGGCGACGCTAGTGGGGCTCGGTCTTGCTCTTGCGTGGCCGGCGGCGGCGCAGGATCAGCAAAGTGAAATCGATTGTTACGATGCTATCGTAAAGGCTCGCATTGTAGATCAGGTGCCGAGCGTAATTCCGGAGTTTGACGACGGTAGCATCGTCATGAGGTGGCCATGGTTTGTCGATCTTGATGTCGAGGCCGTCGTGAAGGGGGCGGTGTCGGCACGGCGACTAAGCGTTTTAGCTATGATGCACACAAAACTCATTACAAAAAGGCACTTCCGGTGGCTGCTCCGGGCCAACGATACGGGCGGATATAATGCCGTCCCTATCTTCGAGGCTAAAAACCTACCCCGATGCGAAGCGGCTGCCGCGCCAGCGCTATCATATTTGCGTCCGACCGACGGCAAAACGCTGGCCGACCTTCGGCGAGATGGCGAGAAACGTTACAAGAGTTATCGCTGACTTGGGGCACGATAATTCGACCCCACCCTAAAATGATGTGGGCTGGCCTGACGGTCTGGCCAACAAATCGCTAAGTATGACGCCGCCTTGCGACGTGTAGATCATAGGCTTCGCGCCCAGTCCATCCGCCAGCGGATCGTCCCCCCGCGCATGCCGCACCTCGTCGATCGTCCGCGACCCGTTCCGCAAATCGCGGTCGTCGATCTCCGATTGCACCTGCGGGTCGATGCTGGTCGCCTTGACGAACGCGAATTCCAGGTCGGCATAGCCGAACTCGATCTGGATCACGTCGTCGATCCAACGCTTCATCCACAACTGCAACGGCTCGAGCCCTTCCTCGAGCGAGCGCTCCTGGTCCTCCATCGCGGTCGACCGGTTCATCTGCCGCACGAAAGGCGTCGGCGGCAGCGAGAAGGCGAAGGCGACGATCCGCGCCAGCCATTCGTCGAACTCGTCCTTGATCGGCGCCGCCTTGAACGCGGTGAATTGCGATCCATGCGGCCCCCAGATCAGCTTGTTCTGCTCGGCCGCATTTCCGGCGATGCGATCGTCGAACCATTGCTGCAATTCCTGGATCTTCGCCGCGTCCCATCCCTCTGGAGCGTTGAGCAAGCCCGCGGGTACATTGCCCTCGGTAAAGTAACTCAATTGCGCTGCCTGGCGCCGCAGGATCGTGTTGATCGTGACGACGATCTGTTCGACCGGCCCGAAGCCATAAAGGTGATGCGGCCGCACGTTACGCGGCGCGTAGAGCAGGTCGGCATTGGTCAGGTTCGCCCACACCACGCCCTTGATCACTTGCTGATAAGCGATGTCGGCCGGCCCCCGCGGCCGTCGTCCGGTATCGTCGACCATCGGGTGGATCGTATCCCCCGGCACGATCTCCAGCGCGATCAGCTTGCCGCCGCGGTTGCGCCTTTTCTCGAACGCCGGCGCGTCGAGCGTCAGCAGGTCTTCCAGGCTCGACCGCATGAAGGTCGCGAACGGCGTAACCCCATCGGGCTTCCGCCAGAACCGGGTCAGTTCGGCGATGCGAGGATCTCCGGCAATCTTGGCGGCGCCATCGACCGGCTTGATCTGCCAATCGAGCCGCTCGACCTGATCCTTGCGCGTCTCGATCGCCAGCCGCACCAGCTCGACATTGGCGAACGCGCGCAGCGCCGGAAATCCCGTCTGCTCATAGGCGCGCGGCTGCAATGTCGCGTTGATATTCGGTTTGAAATCGTACCCGCGCACCGGCTGCTGCACGACCGGCGCGAGCGGAAAGCCCGGCGAGAACGGCCCCCACGCATTCGGGTTGCTGCTGTTGCCCCAGCTGTAGGTGACATTGGTCTGCACGCCGCCCTTGGGCATCGAAGTCTCCTTTGCCGATCATTGTCAGATCGAGGGTTGGAAAGCGGGGCCGCCGGGGCATAGTCTTCGCGCATGATGACTGAACGCAACCGATGGATTCACCACATCAAGCACCTGCGGTCCGACCATGGGGTTAGTCTGCTCGAAGCCGAACGAATAGCGTTGGCCGATCCGGCTTGGCGCGACAGGGTAGAACACCGGATCAACACCGACGATCGATGCCGTCGTATGGCGCTCGATCATATCCGCACTTACGGTCCGGACGCGCTGATCGAGGCCGATGACAATTGGTTGAAGGTGCGCCAACCGGATGCCGTCACTCGATAACGAACAGATCGGTATCGCCTATGTTTTTGATTTACGACGAAATACATTGCGATCATATTGCTGAATTCGAGACGCGCGAAGCCGCACTCGACGAGCTTCGCCGTTTGTCGACGTTGCCTTGGGATCACGAACCCAATCGCGCGCCCTGCACGAGCTGGCGAACCTGCGAACGCGACTACCAGTTGATCGAATTTGAAGTGATAGACGAGCGATGGCGCGAATTGTCGCATGTGCCGGCTCTCAATATATCCCATGCGGGCGTGAACTGGCACCTTTGACAGCTCAACGCCTACCCTCCTGCGCCTTATCTTCTCGCTTCAATCGCTCCCATAGAGTCGCGTCGCAGCATTCGCCGATCGCACTAAATCGAGGAACCCCGCCGACACGATCTCATCCGCCGCCGGCCAGAACGCCATCACCAGCGCATCGGCCTTGTTGGGCGACCTGGTGCCCTCGGGCTTCTTGTCAACCACCAGCTTTAGCGCGCTATTCACCGCGCGCGTCGCCTGGCTCAATTCCTTCCGCAGTGACGCCAGCCCCGGCATATCGCTCGGCAAGCTGATCAGGTCGGCGGGGTCGTAAACCTCGCCCGTCGTCACCGCCTTGTGCGTGCGCTCGAAGCGCAGCCGCAATTGCCACCAAGCCTGTGCCTTCAAATTGGCGTAGAAGTCGCCATTGACCGGCGTCTCCGAATCCCCCGGCACGACATGCTCGCGCGGCCGGAGCGGTGCGGCGCCGGCATTCCACGGCCGAAACGTAATCCCGGGCGGCAGCAACACTCGCCCCTTCGCATCCACCTCATCGCCCAGCCGATTGGCCTCCGCCTTCACCCCCGCGCCGACGCCGATACTGTCATATTGCAGCGCGACCGTCCGTCCACGCAGCCGGTCGACCGCCAGCCGCGTCGCCTTGCCGACGTCGCCTTCGCCCCAATCGTCGACCGAATGCACGACCGATCCTTTGGCGATGGCCAGCGCATGCCGGTCGCCGCCTTCATCGGCCGGGTCCAGCGCCGCGCGCCACCCGCCTTCGTCGTCGAACCCGAGGGCGACATGCGCATCGATCGCGCTCGCGACCCAGTCGCCGGGAATGATGATCCCTTCGACCGCTGCCGTGTAATTGCGGTCGACTTCCTGCGCGAAGACATGGAGCAGCCCGTCCGCCGCCGCCTTGGCCCGCCGCCCGGCATACCAGTCGGCATCCTTGGCCGGATGGTCGCGCCAGTCCATCACGAACACATTGACCCGATCGGTGGCAAGCGTGGCGCCCGGCGCCCATTCGGCCCCGTTTTCGCGCCGGCGATGGAACACGTTGCCGGGGCCATTGACCGAGCTCATATCGATCTGGACATTGGTCGTATCGGCCAACGCTGCCTCGATCTTCTCGGGCCGCTCGTAATGCGCGCTCTCGTCCTTGAAATAGATCAGCTTGCGCCCACCACGCCCGATATTGTCGCCGGACTCGCCGGTGATCGTGGCGCCATTTGCGCGGTTGACGATCTTCATGCTCGGCATGTCGTCGCGCGGATCGAACCCGGCGGGCAGCATCAGCCGGGGCAAGTGGCGGATGATGATCCGCATCTTTTCGAAAATACTGTCGGGGTCGCCGATCTTGTCGACCAATTGCTCCTTGCGAGAGCCCCATCCTATGGCGGCGCCGGGACGGTGTAGCCACAACCATACCGAGAACGCGCATGCCAACCAGGTTGCGCCCATGTCGCGCGCCTTCTCGATCAACCCGCTCTGCTGCCCATCGACGCAGGCGTGCAGGAACGCGATCATCTCGGCCTGGCGGGGAAAGGGCAGGAATGGCA